TATGGTGGTGTCGACCCAGCATCTTCGTTATCCATGAGAGCAGACTTTTTTGTAGTTTCTATGGTAGCTGTAGACTCGGAAAACAATAAATATATTGTTGATTTGTTTAGAGAGCGAATTTCTCCAGAAAAACAACCTCAAAAGATTATTGATATGTTTAAAAAATATAAACCTAGAAGAATTAAAATTGAAACAGTAGGTTATCAAGAAGCTTTACGTACTGCGGTACGTGAAATTATGAGAAATGAAGGTTTGTATATTCCTGGATTAGAATCAGGAGTTAAACCTAGAACTAAAAAGTCAGAAAGATTACTTTCACTTGTCCCTATGTTTGCTAAAGGCGAATTTCATTGGCGTCCACAAGACATAGAAGGTCAAAAAGAGTTTATGGCTTACCCTAAAGGTAAGCATGATGATATTATGGACTCTATATGGACTGCACTTGATGGGCACAGGCCTTGTAGGCAGTCAAAATTCGTTAAAATGGACGAAAATGACCGTATTGGAAAGAAATTCCTTGACTGGCTTACATTATAAGGTGTAAATTATGACCATGTCTAATCGTCCAAATTACTCAGAATCGCAAAATGCGGAAGAGTTTGTTAATGAAACTCATGATATATTTAGAAACTATTCTAAAGAAAGAGATACGTGGGCAAAGCAAGCTAAAGAAGATAAAGAGTTTAGATTAGGCAGACAATGGACTCGAGAGCAAGAAGAGACTTTAAAATCTCGAGGTCAAGCTCCTATAGTAGTTAATAGAATACATCCTGCTGTAGAAGCGGCTAAAGCAATGCTGACGGCAAATCGCCCATCATTTAGAGTTGCCCCAAGAGAAGATTCTGATAATAAAGTAGCGCAAGTTATATCTGGGCTTCTTTCGTATATGTATGATATATCGGATGGTACATCTATCGTAAGGCAAACAGTAGATGATTATTATACAATGGGCGTTGGATATATTAATGTATACCAAGACCCTATGATGGATATGGGTAAAGGTGAAGTATGTATGCACAATGTAGACCCTATGGATGTGTATGTTGACCCTAATTCAAGAGATAGATTTTTTAACGATGCAGATAATATTATTATATCTCGTATGTTTACTCGTGCTCAAGCTAATAAATTACATCCAATGTATGAAGATGCTATTAAAAATGCTTCTAGTGACCAGAGGTGGGACGACCCAGACACAGGACGAAGCACTGATAACTATGCAGCTACTTTCCCAGAGGATATACAAAATGTTGACCAAGAGGAGTACATAAGGGGATACGAGAGATATTACAAGGTTAGAGTTCCTAAGTATCGAATATATGAAAACTTTAGTGGAAATGAAGAATTATTTGACGACAGTGAGATGGAAGAGTATGCTGCTCAACCTGCTTGGATTTTTGAAGGTCAAGTATTAACTGACCCTGAACAAGTTGAAGGCTTAAAACAACAGTACATGATGCAACAAAAAGAGCAACATGAGCTTACAAGAGACGAATTATATCGTAGAGGTGAAGACCCGAACAGTGTAGGCGCAGAACCTAATTATCAAGAATTGCCTATAGAAGAAACTAATTATCAGGGCTTGATTGAAAAAGGTTTGATTGAAGTAGTTCAAATTACTGTTGAGAGGATAAAGTATTGTGTTGTTATGGGCGATAAGTATCTATACTCTAGAATACTGCCTACTGACAAATATCCGTTAGTAGCATTTATGAATATACATACTAGAACACCGTATCCTACGTCAGACGTGAGAATGGTAAAAGGGTTACAAGAATTTATCAATAAAACGCGTTCTTTAATAGTTGCTCATGCTACTACTTCTACTAATGTGAAGATATTAGTTCCTGAAGGCAGCGTGGATATGAAAAACTTTGAGGAAAAATGGTCTCAGCCAGGTGTTGCTATATCATATGACCCGACAGATGGTCCTCCAATGCCAGTTCAGCCAAGTCCATTGCCTAATGAATTATATAATAATGAGCAGACTGCTAAATCTGATATAGACCATCAATTAGGTTTATATGAAATGATGATGGGTAATACTCAAGCGGCTCCTCAAACTTACAAAGCTACTATATCTTTAGATGAATTTGGACAAAGGAAAATTAAATCTAAACTTGCTGATATTGAAGCAGGATTAACACGTGTTGCGCAAGTAGCTATACCGTTAATGCAACAATTATATACTACAAGAAAAGTATTTAGAGTTGTTCAACCAAACAACTCATTAAGCGAGCAGGTCATTAATCAAAAATTGGTTGATGATAAAACTGGCGAAATAGAAGTATTTAATGATATTACAACAGGTTTATACGATGTGGTTTATGTAGCAGGTTCAACCTTACCTACAAATAGATATGCTGAATTAGAATTTTATATGGATGCATATCAAAAAGGCTTAATCGATAGACAAGAAGTTCTGAAGAAAACTGAAGTGTTTGATATGGAGGGAGTACTTGAAAGAATTGACATTATCAAACAATTACAGCAACAAGTACAAGGTTTATCAGAGCAGAATAAAAAATTACAGGGAGACTTGCAAACTCGTGATAGAGAAGCGGTCAATCTTCGTAAGAAAGTTGAAGTTGAGAAGTTTAAAGCAGACTTGGATGGTGTCTCTAATAAGACAAAAGCCGCCAATACCCTGTATGAAAAACGTCTTGATGACAACATGTCCTTGTTGAAACGCGATGTAGCGTTGGCAATAAAAGAAACTGGCTCACCTTCTGGGGACAAGAAGCAGTCAAAATAGGAACAATATACAATGGAAGAAAATAACAATATGGATACCCCTCAACCTCAAACAGCAAACACTGGAACGTCTATAGATGCTTTTGGTGCTCCTGAAACAGTTGAAGGCTCCAATGATAACTTATCCGTTGAAGATGCGTTTTTTAGTCGCGCAGAAGAAACGAGTGAACAGGCTCCATCTACAGATGGACAACCCGATGTAGCAACTGAAGCTCCAGTTGAGAATAGAAATGATGAAAAGCGTTACGAGTATTGGCAGTCT